CACTATGCTGAAATAACCATCACCCGAAAAGAACTCGAGAACAACGGGCCAGAACTCCACCCACTGGTGAAACGCCTGCTGATCGAAAATGGTGTAACCGAGGACCACATAAATGACTGAACAAAACCTGTACGATATCCTGGAAGTAACCAAAGACTGCGATCAGGCCACCATAAAAAAGCACTATAAGCGCCTGGCCCACAAATACCACCCGGACAAGGCTACCGGCGACACAGAAACATTCCAGCGCATCAAGCATGCATACGAGGTGCTGTCAGATCCAGAGAAGCGGAATCGATACGACGCCACTGGGGAACACAATCACCAGGCAGGCCAGGATCCGGTGTCGCAGATCGTGTTGCAAACATTCATGAAGGCGATCGATGAAATTATCAGCGGAAAAAAAGACACACTCGAAGGAATGATGCAGTTAATGCAGCAAACCAATGACTTCGAGGGCGACATCATTCAGGCAGCATCAAAGAAAATAAAGCGTCGCCAAAAAGAGCTTAAATCAGGGATAGTGGAAATACAGCAGGTGCTCAAAGAAGTATACAAAATCCAGGGCAAGGTCCAGCGCGACGACGATAAGCCAAACTTGTTCGAAAACCTGCTGCAGCAAAAAGTCGACATGGGCAAAGCCAACATCGAGAGCCTGAAAGTCGAACTGGCAGCCAGCGAGGGCGCACTCAAAGAGATCAATCACTATCGCGACACCGGGGCCAGCAAGCGGATCACGCAGGCATTCGAAGTAACAGCGCAGCAAATCAGAGGCCAGCCAGGCCAATCGCCGTTCGGAGTTCAATGGTAACTATGCATATCTGGATCAGAAACTTTTTAAACAATTTCAAACAACGTGAACCGTCACGCATTAACGTCCGCGGAGGACCGACTATGGAACTACAGCAACTAGCAGGCATCTGCCATGAAGCAAACCGTGCATTGTGTCGCGCAGTTAGCGACCCAGCACCAGAACAGGAAAGCTGGGAGCGAACACCAGACATCATTCGTGATTCGGTGATAATGGTCGTCAGATTCCGCCTGAACAACCCGAACGCAGACCCGAGCAAATCTCATGAGGAGTGGCTGAAATACAAGGAGGCCGAGGGTTGGATGTACGGTGAAGTGAAGGACATCGAAGCCAAAACACACCCGAACATGGTGCACTTTAACGATCTGCCAGTCGAGCAGCAGGCCAAAGACTTCCTGTTCGCAGCTATCGTGGAATCACTCGCACCACTGGTCGATGAGCCGGATGAAGAAAGCAAGGATGATTCGCCCGACTTAGAATCAGGCGATTAAACCAATTATGTCGGGTAGCGTGGCAGCGGGTAGTCGCCAACTGGATAGGCTCGTGCACCCATCGGAACCACGCAGATGCAGGTTCGATTCCTGTCGCAGCGCACCACGTCCGGCAACCCACAAATTGACACACCACATGGAGGTGGTGTACAAATAGCGCCATGACCGATATAAATCCCGGGCCAGGGAAAAAGTCAATCGCAATGATTACCATCGATCTGAAAAAGGTCGAGAAGCTCGCAATGCGTGGTTTGAAATATGTTGAAATCGCACAGGTTTTAAATATCAGTGAGGACACGCTACAAAACCGACGAAATGATCAGATAGGCGTGCAGGAAGCCATCGACAGAGGTAGGGCGCTCGGTGTATCGATGGTTGCTAAAAAGCTATTCAACGGCGCACTAACGGGAAACCTCAACGCTGGGCAGATGCGCGCAATTGAGTACTACATGAACAATTGCGCCAACTGGTCATCAAATCCGAAAGAGCAGATGGGCGATACTCACAACTACTTCATCGTCGGCGAAGCCAAAGCAGAATCAGCAGAAGCATGGGTCTCCCAGCACAAACCTACCGCACTACCCTCCCAGAAGGAGCACTAGTCGCCTGGAGGCCACAAAGTGGACCTCAATCTGCGCTACTTTCCTGTCCCTTCGATGAGATATTCTTCGGCGGTGCGCGGGGCGGTGGCAAGACCGACGGCATGCTGGGTGAATGGGCGCAGCACGCAGCCATGCACGGACGGTGGGCGATCGGGGTATTCTTCCGGAAAACACTGACGCAGCTCGAGGAAGCGATCGAGCGTGCCAAACAGATATACGAACCAATCGGCGCTGTATATAAAACTCAGGCAAAGACATTCATCATGCCCGGCGGGGCCAGGCTTAAGTTCCGATCACTCGAGCGCGATGACGATGCCCAGAAGTACCAGGGCCACAGCTATACCCGGATTTATTTCGAGGAGCTAACCAACTGGGCCAACCCGAGCCCGATCAATAAACTCAGGGCCACGCTGCGTAATGCCCACGCCGGTGTCGATACCAAATTCATGGCAACCGGCAACCCAGGCGGTCCAGGCCACCAGTGGGTGAAAGCACGATACATCGATCCGGATCCGTTCGGCTATGTGCCACTCGAGGAAACCATGAGCGTGCCAGGCGTGGATCGAGAAACGATGATGATCAAGGATATCCAGATCACCACAACCCGAGTGTTCATCCCGAGCAAACTGCAGGACAACAAGCTGCTCATGCTGAACGACCCAGGCTATGTGGCGAACCTGCATCTTGCCGGATCAGAGGAACTGGTCAGGGCATGGCTCGAAGGCGACTGGGATGTTATCGACGGCGCCTACTTCGACGAATTCAGAAAAGATCGCCACATCATGACCAGGGTAGACCTGCCTGCATACCTGCAGCGGTTCAGGTCATTTGACTGGGGCAGCGCCAAACCATTCTCCTGTGGATTCTGGGCAGTCAGCGACGGCACGATCGAGCACCCAGACCACGGCTACCTGATCCCACGCGGAGCACTGATCCGGTATCGAGAATGGTACGGGCAGAAAAAAGGCCAGCCGAACGTCGGCCTGAAACTCACAGCGGAGGACGTCGCATGTGGTATCGTCAAACGCAGCGAAGGATTCAATTTCAGCAACGATGTGTCGGACCCAGCAGCATTCGCCCAGGACGGTGGACCATCGATAGCCGAGCGCATGTACACTGCCACGCATGGAGCGCTGCCGTTTTACCGGGCAGATAATAAGCGCATTCCGGGCTGGGATCAGTTACGCTGGCGCCTGAAAGGAAACGAGGACGGCATTCCGATGATATACTTCATGGACACATGCCTGGCAACGATCAGAACCCTGCCGGCACTGCAGCACGATGAGCATAACGCAGAGGACGTCGACACAGCATCTGAGGACCACGCACCAGACGAGATCCGATACGCATGCATGTCCAGGCCGATAACAAAGCCAAAGCCAAAGGAAAAACCACCGATGGGTACAGTGCAAGATTTGACAATGGATGAACTCTGGGATACAACCTCGAATAACAGCAAAAAATCGGATCGCATCTGATCTGGAGAAAATACATGAATGAACAAGGCCAAGGTGTAGATCAGAGCGTAGAAACTGTTGAAGAAAGCTTCGGCACAAAACCCGGTGACGTGGTATCCAGATGGAACGAGGAGCTGCGAATAGCCGGTAAAAATGAACACACCTGGCTTGGCCGGGCATCAAAAACCGTTCAACGATTCCGCGATGAACGCCCGAGCACAGAAAAAAACGACACGAAATACAATATCCTGTGGTCAAACACTGAAACGATTAAGCCGGCGCTATTCTCGCGCAAACCGAAGCCAATGGTGGACCGTCGCAACAAGGACCGAGGCAAGCCCCCAGAAGTCGAGCCGAACATGCCACCAGAACAGCAACAGAAGCTTGCAATGGAGTGGCAGGAACACGAAAAACTGAGAAAGGCATCCCTGGAAGCTGCCATGGTCCTTGAGCGTGCAATCGAGTACTCGCTCGACGAATACGACTTCGAAGGATTGATGATGCAGCTGGTTGAGGACTATCAGCTGCCAGGCCGTGGCGTGGCAAAGGCAGAATACGTGCCGATCATGAGACAGGAGCGATTCGAGGCGGAGCCTGACGACTACGAATACCCAGATCCAGAGATCGATGAGTTCGGCGATATCATCGAGCAGGAACCAAAGCCAATATATGCAGAGGGTGTCGAGCATGACGATGATGGCCCGTACACCATGGAGGACGTCGTTGAATATGAATACACCGAGTGCCGATACGTGTTCTGGAAAGACTTCCGGATGGGCAAAGCCAAGGTATGGGCAGAGGTTCCATGGGTAGCATTCCGCACCGAGATGGACCGAAAAGCGCTGCATGAACGGTTCGACGATAGCCTGGGCGCAGACGCAGTCGATAAGATCCCACTGAACCGGGTATCAAAAGACGCAGACTCGAAAACACTCGACGACGATGTGCTCGACCTGTTCAAGCGTGCCGAAGTCTGGGAGATATGGGATCGCATCGGTGGTGAGGTGATCTGGATCGTGAAAGACTACGCTGACAAACCGCTGGACCAGTCAGAGCCACCAATCAACTTCGCCAAGTTCTTCCCATGCAACGAACCACTGACCATGGTCCAGAACAACGGATCCATGGAGCCAATCCCCGAGTACTACATGTACCAGGACCAGGCGCGGGAACTGAATACCATGACAGCGCGCATCAACCTGCTGGCGAAAGCGCTGAAGCTGGCCGGTGTGTACGACAAAAACAACGTAGGCCTGCAGAAAGTACTGAACACCAGTAACGAGAACAAACTGATCCCAGTGGAATCGTGGTCCGCATTCGCAGACAAAGGCGGAATCAAGGGCGCCATCAGCTGGCTGCCGATAACGGAGGTTCAGGTAGTAATGCAAGGCCTGTACCAGCACCGTGAAGCCGTCAAGCAGGACATGTACGAGCTTACCGGTATAGCAGACATCATCCGTGGGGCCAGCAACGCCAACGAGACTGCAGCAGCACAACAGATCAAAGGTCGGTTTGCCGGCATGCGTCTGCAGGATAAACAGAACAAAGTAGCCAGGGCAGCACGTGACCTGATTCGCCTGAAAGCAGAGATTATCTGTGAGCAGTTCGACAAGGAAACCATCCAGCTGATGTCCGGCATGATGATGTCCGACGAAGCATACGAGCTGCTGCAGAACGACCCGATGCGCCGGTTCCGGATCAGCATTGAAACCGACAGCACCATACAGCCA